GGACAAGATGGATTGGTTGTCACGATCCCTGGAACTGCTGCCACTGCTCAGAGAACTGTGAATGGTGCTGCCACCGCTGGCGGAGTTGGCAACGGTGCAAACTCCTACTATGTTGCTAATAGCGTCACTACCCTCACTTCTGCGTTCGTTCGTTTTAACTTTAGCTGCCACGCTGGATATATGAAACTCGTCTGTGATGAAACGTCTGGAGCTAAAGGTGTTATCTACAGCTTCGATGGGGTTAACACTCACGGAACGCTGCTGTTTGCTCAGGCTATCGAGGTGCAAGACGCTCATGTTTCCGGTATCTGGATGAAGTATGTCAGTGCGGCTCCTGCTTATCGTTTGATGGTTGTGGGACGGTAGTATGCTATCAGGTGACTTTCAGAAGAAACTCCGAAAGTGCAGCTCCAAACTCCGCATATTCTGCGGAAATGATGAAAATAGACCTGCTGGTATCTTCGATGCGAGTGACCCCGAAACGTCCATAGTTGGTATTGATAAGAATAATGTTCCTGAGTGGCCAGTGTATTGTTTGGAATCAGGACGTATTTTAAAGAGCGGGTGGAAACGTGCTCTCCGTGTGTTGATCGAGCAGGGACACTTAGACAGAGCGAGAACGGAAAGGGTGTTTGGTTGCCAGATTATAGGAACACGCAGACCTCTGTACCAATTCTCAGGCACAGTGGACAAAGTTCAGAACGAGATACAAGCTTCCTACGCGCGTGGAATGAATAGGACAGGAAAGCCTGCCATGTCTAAGACAGAATTGATGGACATAGCAAGTGAGGTTAAAGTATGCAAATAAGTTCAATTATTTCAGATGTTCGTAGCGAGTTGGTGGAATCCTCAGCGTCTTTCTGGTCTGACGCTGAACTTCTAGCCTTAGCTAATCGCGCAGAGCGGGACTTCGTACAGAAAACTCGCTGTTTGGACGATAAAGCCTACCTATCCACTACGGCCGGTCAGCAAGACTACCCGCTGCCTTCAAACTGGCTAAGCGCACAGGCTGTATTCTGCAACGTTTCAGCAACTTCCACCCCACAATGGGTAAGAGTGTCGGCGATTAACCTAGAGAAAGAAACACAGATGAATGAGAACTTCAACTCGTCTGACACAACGCTTAGGAGCACTCCAAATCGGTATTGGCTATTAGGACAATCAATAAACTTTGATCCAATCCCCAATGTTGGCTCTTCTAACATCCTAATGTTCTTTAAAAGTAAGCCAATTCCTATGGTGTTTACGACAGATAGCATCAACATAGACGACTCGCTAAGTGAAGCAATTAACAACTTCATTCTATGGAAATCGTGGAAGAAAGAGCAGGAAGATGGCAAGGCTGCGGAGTATAAAGACCTCTATGATGAGAGTGTTCGTCAAGGACATAGGTATGTTAAGAAAACCGCTGGAGACGAACGGAAGAGATTGGATATTGAATCTAACAGAGGGTTTGACGCAGGCTCGCGCGGCTTCAACCCATTCGTATAAAACTTTAGGAGAACACACATGGAAAATTACGAGACACTAAAAGTTACAGGACTGGTTAACTATAAACTCTTTGACGAGAATGGCAACCTGAAAGAAGAACGAAACGTTACCAATACAGTTGTGACGGCTGGAAAGAACTACCTCGCTTCGTGGGTTGCGGCTGCTTCGCAGGCTGGCACGTTTATGCAGCATATCGCGCTTGGTACAGACACCACGGCTGCATCTGCTGCTCAGACAGCTCTTATCACTGAAACAGGCACTCGCGTCGCTGGAACGATTTCATCCTCGAGTAACGTCTGGCAAAACCAGGCAACGTTTGCGGCAGGTGTGTCCACTGGCGCAATCACGGAATCGGGAGTGTTTTCAGCTTCTTCTGCCGGAACAATGCTAGCTCGTCAGACATTCGCTGTTATTAATAAAGCCGCTGGTGACTCCCTTCAGGTCACGTGGTCTATCACACTTTCCTAATAGGAGAATCTCATGCCCGCCCAATACCCTTCTGCTACAGGAACAGACGCAAATCTGTTCATTGCTGTAAATAACCTTGCCACAGCATTAAATGGGGCTCTTAACAACTCAGCCACTACAATCACAGTGGCATCCACCACAGGATTTCCTACGGCTGGATACATCACGATCGATGCTGAGGCGATTAGCTATACAGGTGTGACAGCTACTACATTCACCACCTGTACTCGTGGAGCTGATGGCACTGCTGCTGCCACTCACTTAACTGCTGCTCAGGTGCTTCATACCGTTGTGGCTGCTCACCACAACACATTGAAAGATGAGATTATTGCGATTGCTACTGATCTACGTGCTTCCTTCATTGAAACTTCCACTTCAATCGCTACCACCTTTGGAAAGTATTTGTTGAAGAGTGGCGGGACGATGACAGGTAATATTATCTCGTCTATAAACGGAAGCGCGGTACGCTTCTCAACAGTCGATGACAATGCACAAGAGAATTACATTGCGACATCGACGGCGGCGACAGATAACTTGCTTTTCATCAGCACGAATATAAACCCGACTACCGATGTCCGTACCAAAACAGGGCAAACAGCTTCCTCTATTGCTCTCGCTTCCAGCAACGGATCAGGCAGTGTAGTGGTTAGATCATCAAATACAAACAACACTGCTCCGGGAGTTGTGGCGACGTTTAAAGTCAGCGGAGTTTCAATCAAAGGGACGACCACGAACGACAGCGCGACGGCGGGGGATGTCGGTGAATATGTTCAGTCGGTTGTGGCAGATGTGAGCGTTGGTACAACTGCTCAGTATTACGATATTACGTCAATCTCGCTCACCGCCGGTGATTGGGATGTCACTGGAATCGTTATATATATACGTAATGGAGCGTCGTGGACGGGCAAGGAACTCGGAATCAGTCAAACCACTGGCAATAGTGTGTCCGGGCTTGTCGCAGGATCAAGCGTTGCATATTCTTACACCACTGCGACTAGTACCGTCGACACCCACATAACTTTAAGTATTCCGTCGTATCGAATCTCGCTTTCTGGAAACTCTACGATTTATTTAAAAGGGAATCTTACATACACGGCAGCCACGCCTCTTCACAGTGGGCGGCTGTCAGCACGGAGGATTCGCTAATGTTTATCATTGAACAGCTGGTTGCTGGAGAGTGGGTGTGTGCTTCAAGTCACACACAGATAGCGGATAGAGATGCGCAATGGTCGCGTCTTACTGAGTCTGGCGTTCCCTCAGACCAATTACGAACTGTAGATCCGGAGTAAACATGCCCCTCCATCAATACAACACATTTCGTTACAACGAATCGCAGTATAACGCGGATGCTAGTTTTCTAGTCTTGGCTTGCGTGGAGACAATCAGTTCTGTCGATAGTATCGGCGGGAAGGCTGCTACTAAGCCTTTGGCCGAGACCATCACGGCTACTGATGCAACAATGACGAAGTCTCAAACTCACGACTTCGCTGAAGCTCTTACGCTGACAGATGCAGTAACTAAATCAATTACAAATAAAGGTTTAGCAGAATCTATTCGCGTTAATGATTGGATTCAGATTCGTAGAATGAATACCGGTAGCACTTGGAGCAACTAATGAGAAAAGTTCAGGTTACACTGCCGGAGTCCAATGGGGGATCTTGGGGGAGCATTAAAACCAAGTATCCAAAAGACTCTTCGAAAGTCAATTTCAATGATTTCACTGGGACGAGCAAGAACTTTGATACAGACGCTACAGGTGCAATCACCAAACGTCCAGGTGGGATCAACTTCAATGCGAGCACTTTCACGGGTGCGCCTAAAGACCTTTACGAGGCTATCTTTGCTAATGGTACTAGGCACATGCTCACCATGGCTAACGGAGTGCTTAAGCACACTTCCGGCGGTGGGACTTTTTCTGATGTTACCAGCGGGTACAGTGCCTCCGGGAACATGGAGTTTACTTCCTATCAGGATCGTGTGTATTTCGGTAATGGCATTGATAACCCTCAGGTCTACGATATTCAGACCAGCTACGGGGGAGTGACATACGTAGCCCCTAAGACCAAGCAGATGGGCTGTATTATTCCTTCTTCAGCTTGTACAGCTCCTGCCACTGGCTCCGGCTCTGCTGGCTCAGTGCCTAATGGTGCTCACACGTATAAAGTGACCTACCTGTACTACGGCTCTGAGGAGTCGAATGGTAACGTTGTCTCTGGCGTGTGTACAGTTACAGCTCCAGATTCAACCGTCGCACTCACTGCTATCCCTGTGGGCGGGTACGGTGTTTCCGCACGTAAAGTTTACAGAGATAATAATGATGGTAACTGGCTGCTAGTTGGGACAATCAGTAACAACACTGCCACCACCTACAGCGACACGGCTGCCACTGGAACCACTGCTATCCCTACGGATAATGGTATGCCTCCTCTTGCTTCTTTATTCCTTCAATACTTAGATCGTATTTGGCTGGATGGCGTTTCAGCTGCCTCCTCCACTGTCTTCTTCAGTGATGCAGGCAAGCCTGATATTTTCCCTTCTACCAACTACATTGTTTGTAACCCTCGTGACCCGATTATCGGTATGGTGGTGTATTCAGGGAAGATTCTCATTTTTAATCGCAATTCGATGGGCTGGATCATGGGAAGGACAAAAGACACATTTCGCTATGAAGAAATCCCCTCCTCTATTGGTTGCTCGGACACTCGCTCGATCCAGATTCGCACAGTAAGAGGTGTGCCAACACTTATATGGCTTTCTGATAAGGGGCTGTACGAGTTTAACGGAAGCTCAATCAACTACGTTAGCGAAGGCATTGAAGATCAGCTAAACGTAAACATTCAACAGGCAAGTCAAGTTAAGGGTAAAAACACCCAAGACACCACAACCGACTTCACTGCTGGTACAGCGTCTGCTGGTGTCGCAATCAGCGGTGGTACGGTGAGCCAGGCAAACCCGATACACACTTACAATAACCAGACGCTGTTCACTGCTGGAACCAAAACAAACCTGTCTTATCTTGATGGGTCTAATACTATTAAAGTTCCTACACAGGCTGCCTATGTCTTAGATGCCGGCGGCTACTCTAGTCTTAGTGGCTCTTCAAGCTTAGTCATGGCGACGACGCCTAGTGCGTCTGGAAGCTATACAAAGACGTGGATAAATTCAAACTCTAACTTTAACTTCCGAACTTTGACCACGTCTGGAAAATACTACGCACAAATATTCTCAACCCCCGACCGTGCAGGCACAATGACAAGCGTCGGGCAGTATTTTATAACAAACGCGG